ATCGAGGAGGACGACGAGGACGTGGTGCGGTGCACGTCGTTCCCCATCGGCAGCTACATGATGGCCAACGATGCCAAGGGCCGCGTGCGCGTGTTTGCCCGTGAGTTCCAGATGACGGTGCGGCAGATTGTGGAGCAGTTCTGCACTGACGATTTTGGACGTGTCAATCTGTCGAATGCCTCGACGACGGTACGCGAGCTGTACGATCAGAACCAGCTCGAGAGCCGCATAGACATCACGCACTGCGTGGGGCCGAACCCCGAGGCCGACGCCAGCAAGGTGGCATCAAAGTACAAGCCGTTCGCGTCGTGGTATTGGGAGACGGGGACCGCCAAGGACGGCGCGTTGCTTGGCTTCCTGCAGAAGCGTGGGTACGACGAGTTCCCCATCATGGCCACGCGGTGGGAGGTGACGGGCGAGGACGTGTATGCCACGGACTGCCCCGGCATGACGGCGCTCGGCGACATCAAGCAGCTGCAACTGGCGGAGAAGCGCATCTTCCAAGCGGTCGAGAAGATGATTTCCCCGCCGATGCGTGCGCCCGCTGGGCTCAAGAACTCGCGGCTCAGCTTCGCCCCGAATGACATCTCGTATGTCCCCGACGTGCAGGGCGAAGGCATCCGGCCCATGCAGGAGATTCGGCCAGACGTCAGCCACCTCGAGCTGAAGCAGCAGCAGGCGCGGCAGCGCATTGAGGCGGCGTTCTTCGCGGACCTGTTCCTCATGATTGCCAATGACCGCCGGGCGCAGCGAGCCACCGCGACCGAAATCGAGGCGCGGCATGAAGAGAAGCTGCTGGCGCTTGGCCCGGTGCTCGAGCGGCTCAATCAGGAGCTGCTGAACCCCGCGATCGACCGCATCTTTGCCATCATGGTGCGTCGAGACATGCTGCCGCCGCCGCCGGAGGAGATGCAGGGGCTCGCCCTGCGCGTGGAGTACATCTCCATCATGGCCGCTGCGCAGCGGATGGTGGGTATCGGCGGCATTGACCGACTGGCCGGGTTCGTCACCAACCTCGCAGCGAACACGCAGAACCCGCAGGTGCTCGACAAGATTGACACGGACCAGATGGTTGACGAGTATGCCGACATGATGGGCGTCTCGCCCCGTGTCGTGCGGCCAGATGAGGACGTGGAGGCCATGCGAGCGGAGCGGGCAAGGGCACAGGCAGCGATGCAGGCCGCGCAGCAGGCGCAGATGGAGGCCGATGCGATGGCAAAGCTGGGCACAATCAAGACGGACCAACCCAACGCCATGACGGACCTGCTCGGGATGCAGGGCACGCCGGGCGTCGTGTAACGGAGAAAGGCATGGCAACCCAGAAGAAGAAGTACGTCACGTTTGCGGTTGATCGCATCGAGGGCGACCGGGTCATTCTGCAGCGGGACGACGACGGGTCGGTGGTTGAGCGGCCCTTGGCGTCGATGCGTGGGGCACGGGAGAGCATGATTTACCGCGTGCCGATGTCGGCGAGCGGTCTCAACTGGTCGGGTGCGATGGCCGACCGGATGGCGACCGCCTCGCGGATGCAGTCTGCGCGACAGCAGCGGAAGGGGCTGGCGGAGCGCATGTATCCCGACATGCGATGAACAAAGACAAGCGTCACACCGACCTGTTGGCGGACGCCGACTTGGCGTGGGTGCTGAGCGATGCCCGTGGTCGCCGGGTGTTGTGGCGCATTATTGCCAGTGCGGGTGTGTGGGAGCGCATCCGGGCACCGAACCCGGATATCCACTACCGCGAAGGACGCCGCGACGTCGGCATTGAGCTGATGGAGCGGATTGACAGCGTGGACAACGCCACGATCCCGCTGATGATGCAGGAAGCCCGCAATCAGGAGCTACTCGATGACCGACGCAGGTAACCCCACCGCCACTCCCGAGAGCCCGGCGGTCGGCAGCAGCACCCCCTCATCCGAGGGGTCGCAGGACACCACCGTGGGGACGTTGCTGACGCCCCCCTCCGACCAGCCGTCCAGCAGCGAGCCTACGGTCCCTGAGACCTACAAGCTCCAGCTGCCCGACGACTCGCCGCTGGATACCTCTGCCCTCGAGCGCGTGACCGCGCTGGCCAAGAGCCTCAAGGTCACGACTGACGAGTCCGCACAGGCTATTGCGCAGGCGCTGCATGCAGAGGTCGCGAGCTACCAGCAGGGGCTGATGGAGGCGAATGCCAAAGGCGGCGAACTCTGGAAGGCGCGGGTAAGTGACATGGAGAAGCAGGCGCTGTCGGACCCCGATATTGGCGGGACCGCCGAGCGGCTGCAGCAATCGGTACAGCACAGTCGTCAGGTGCTGGATCGGTTCGGGGATGCCAGCGTCCGGGACTTTCTCGAGGAGACCGGACTGGGCTCGAGCCCTGCACTGATCAAGATGCTGACGCGCATTTACCGTGCGATGGGCGAGGACACGTTTGTCGTGCCCAGCACGTCGCACAAGTCACAGCCGAAGACGCTCGCTGAGCGCATCTACGGCTAAATCACACTGGAGAATCTGAACCATGGCTGAACTTTCGAACCTGCGTCCGACGCTCGTTGACGTCGCGAAGCGCCTTGATCCCGATGGCAAGATTGCGGCGATTGCCGAGCTGCTTGCCCAGACCAACCCGATCCTGCAGGACATGGTCTTCAAGGAGGGCAACCTCCCGACCGGTCATCGCTCGACCGCCCGCACCACGCTTCCGGGCGTGTCGTGGCGTCGTGTGAACGCGGGTACCACCCCGACCAAGTCGAAGACCGCGCAGACTGAGGACCAGACCGCGATCCTCGATGCGTGGAGCGAGATCGACAAGAAGGTCGCTGACCTCAACGGCAACACCGCCGCGTGGCGTCTCTCGGAGGCTTCGGCCTTCATCGAGGCCATGAATCAGGAGATGGTCGGCACGCTCTTCTATGGCAACAGCAACACCGACGAGAAGGAGTTCACGGGCTTTGCCCCGCGTTACGCCTCCCCGACGGGCAGCACCGGCCAGAACGTCCTCGATGCGGGCGGCTCGGGCTCGGACAACACCTCGATCTTCCTCGTGGTGTGGGGCGACAACTGCCACGGCATCTACCCGAAGGGGTCGACCGCTGGCCTCAAGCACACCGACTACGGGCTGCAGGTGATTGAGAACGCCGGTGGCGTGTCTGGGGCGCTCATGGAGGGCTACCGCGACCACTACGAGTGGGAGATGGGCCTGCACATCCGTGACTGGCGCTACGTTGTTCGTATCGGCTCGATCGACGTCTCGAACCTTGGCGGGGCCAGCGAGGCTGACCTGACCAAGTTCATGACCAAGGCTGTGCATCGCATCCCGATGCTGGCGGCTGGCCGTGCGGCGTTCTATTGCAACCGGACGGTTGCGCAGTACCTCGACATCCAGCGTCAGGCTGCTGTCGCCGGTGGCGGGCAGCTCTCGTATCAGGTTGTCGACGGCATCTGGACGTCCATGTTCCGTGGCATCCCGATCCGCACGGTCGATCAGATCGTCGAGAACGAAGCCGCCGTCTGATCACTGACCATTTACTTAGAGGACTAACACATGCGTACTGATGCTTTCCTTCTTCTCTCCGACGCGCAGGCCGTGACGGTCGACGCGGTGTCGACGAACGCCCTCGCGCTTGGCGCGGCTGGCGTTGACGTCGGAATCGGCGAGCCCCTCGCCGTGGTGTTCGTGATCGACGTCGCGGCGGATTACACCAGCGGCAACGAGACCTACAAGTTCGCCGTGCGTACGGCGACGGCCAGCGATGGCACGACCGGGGCGGTCTCGATCGTGGAGACTCCGGATATTGCCGGCAGCGCCCTTACCGCTGGCACGCGCTTCGCGCTTCTGCTTCCGCAGAACCGGATTGCGTCGACGGCCACGCACCTCGCGGCGTACTATGACGTGAGCGGCACGACGCCGTCTGTCACGGTGACCGCGTTTGTGCAGCCCGCCTCGATGGTCCAGAACGACAAGTACTTCGCTTCTGGCTTCACGGTTGGCGCGTAACCTTCACTGACGGAGAGGATTGACTGATGCGTGTGCGTGTAACGGTACCAGTGGCATTCAATGGCGAACATCGTGTGTACGAGGGTGATGAGTTTGAGATCCCGAATGGCACGCCAATCGCCTCATGGATGGAGCTGATAGACGACACGCCCACGCCAGTCGCCGCTCCGCGTGGACGGCCAAAGGGGAAGGCGGGGGCAGACGCTCCCGCCAACCCCAGCCGGGTTTCTGATGTGTCAGTTGGGTAACTGAAAACTTTAAGGATAGAGAATAAACATGCCGCTCAAGAGTAAGGCGCAGATGCGGTTGATGTATGCAGTGGCTGGCGGCACGGCAAAAGTACCGGGCCTCAGTAAGGCGGAGGCAAAGAAGATGATCGCCCACACGCCCAGCAAGGCAAAGAAGAAGTTGCCTGCTCGGACGCGGCGAGGGCGATAGCATGTCTATTGAGCGCGGTGGCGAGCGGTTCGCGGGGTATAACAAGCCCAAGCGCACGCCGGGCCATCCCGACAAGAGCCATGCGGTCCTTGCGAAAGTTGGCGACACGATCCGGTTGATCCGATTCGGGCAGCAGGGTGTTTCTGGTTCGCCACGGCGTGAGGGCGAAAGTACGTCTGCGCGAAAGCGTCGAGAATCCTTCCGGGCTCGACATGCAGCTAATATTGCCAAGGGACGGCTGAGTGCCGCCTACTGGGCGAACAAAGTCAAGTGGTGACGTGGAGGAACCATGGCGGCGAGCGTAGAGGCGATCTGTGAGTTGGCTCTCGGGCATCTTGGGATGGCCGATACGATTACGGATGTTACGACGGATCAGACGGCGGTCGCTCGTGCGTTTCGGCGGTTTTATGAGCAGTCGCGGGATGAGGTGCTCACCGCGTTCCCGTGGACGTTTGCCAAGCGGTATTGGGATTTTCTTGAGCAGGACGGCACTGGTACGGTGTATATCCATTCACATACATCGCACTACGACGCTGATTTTACGTCCAGTCAGGATCTGTACCTTGGTGTAGGCGACACCATTACGGTCAATGGCACGACGTACACAATGGTCGAGCGCCACAATGTGAACACATGGCATGTAACGCCATCCATTTCACAGGTTGCCGGTTCCACTTTCACGATCGCGAAAAAGCGGTTGACGGACCCGACGCTGGACTGGGCGTATGCCTATCGCATGCCTGCGGATATCCTGCAGCCGCTTCGGCTGGTCGACGGCAACCGCACGCCGATCCGATCGAACTGGCCGGTGTTCTGGACTGGCGAGGACGACACCAGCAAGCTGTTGTATTGCAATTACGACACCGACGTGATCATGGAATACGTCAAGTCCGTGACCGACGTGACGAAGTTTCCCGTACTGTTTACTCAGGCTTTGGCGTGTAAACTTGCGTTTTATGCAGCGCCGTTGCTCGTTGGTGGTGATAGCAGCCAAGTGAGTGCGCGCGTGGCGCAGATGTATGTGTCGTTCCTCGCCGAGGCCCGCGCGATGGATGCGATGCGTAGTCGACCGGATGATGACGCAGACGCCGAGCTGATTCAGGGCCGCTAAATGACGATTGATCCGAGTGGCAAGCGATACATCGATAAGCTGATCGGTGAAATCGCTGGTGGCCCGACTGGACCGACTGGTCCGTCGGGTGTTCCCGGAATTATGGGATTGCCCGGAGCGCAGGGGCCATCTGGGCCGAGCGGTCCGAGTGGTCCGTCTGGTGCACCGGGCGTCATGGGTCTCCCCGGATCGAGTGGTCCGACAGGGCCGACGGGAGCCACCGGCCCGACTGGGCCATCCGGTGTGCCGGGCATTATGGGTCTACCGGGCGTCAGCGGGCCGACCGGGCCTACCGGACCAACGGGGTCTACCGGACCGACGGGTGCTTCTGGCGTGCCCGGTATCATGGGTCTGCCGGGTGTCAGTGGGCCGACTGGACCGACTGGAGCAACCGGATCGACTGGCCCAACAGGTCCAACTGGAGCATCTGGCGTTCCGGGCATTATGGGCTTGCCGGGATCGAGCGGACCCTCTGGACCCTCTGGCCCTACCGGAGCGACTGGTCCCTCTGGCCCATCCGGCCCGAGCGGGCCGACAGGCCCAACGGGCGCTACCGGCCCAACCGGACCCAGTGGCGTTCCGGGGATCATGGGATTGCCGGGTTCCAGCGGTCCCAGTGGCCCTAGTGGTCTCACCGGTCCAACCGGTGCAACTGGTGCGACTGGCGTAACTGGACCGACAGGCCCAAGCGGTGCGACCGGACCAGCTGGCCCATCTGGACCAACTGGGCCGAGTGGTGTTCCCGGAGTGATGGGTCTTCCCGGCCCTTCTGGTTTGAGCGGAGCATCTGGCCCGTCTGGTCCGTCTGGGCCGTCTGGTCCTACAGGTCCATCCGGCCCCATCGGTCCATCAGGCCCCTCTGGTCCTTCCGGTCCCTCCGGGCCGTCCGGTCCTGCCGGAACCTCGCCGTGGCTCCTGAGTGGCAGTGACACCTACTACACCGCCGGAAGCGCGACGGTCGGCCGGACGCCAGTAGCTGGCTGGAATCTTTTCGTGCGAGGCGCTGGCGCGACGAACGCGACATACGCCTTTGGCGCGGAGAACTCGTCGCAGACTGCGCTGTTTACCGTGCGGAACGATGGCGCAGTTAACGTCTCGAATGGCCTGTTTACGGCGAGCGCAGGCATAGCAATCGGAAGCGGATACAACGCCACGCTTGTGGCGGGTGACGTTGCGCTGGTCAGTAATGCGGGATATGGCATCGTGTCTGCTGACACGACCCGTGCTATCGCCATCACGAACGCGGGCACGACCATCAACGACGGCCTGACCGTCACCACGGCTGGCTCGTCAAATACGATCGTCACGAATAGCGCGGGCTATGTTGGCATCGGCGTGGTGCCATCGAGCTATCGCCTTGAGGTCAACGGGACGATTTATACGTCCTCTGGTGGCGTTCGCTTCCCGGATGGCACGACCCAGACGACGGCGTTTACGGGCACGGCAAGCGTTGATGCCAATTCGCTGACAGGCACGACGCTTGCCTCAAACGTGGTCAACTCGTCGCTGACCTTGGTGGGAACGCTGACGGGCCTGACGGTGAGCGGAGCCACCCCAACATTCAACACCGTCAATTCGACTGGCACGTTGACGCTTGGGTCTACGGCGGCAGTTTCGCAAGAGCAGCGTTTTCGGCTTATCAACAGCAACGTCACAAGTGGCGTTGAGCTTGTTCTAAATGCGGGTGGCACCGCGTGGGGTCTATACGACCGTACGGCGTCAAAGTGGGCGATGTCGATTACCCGTGGTGCGACCGATGCGAGCAACTTTCCGGGTTCGGTGTCCGTAACTGGTGCCCTATCTACCAGCAGTACGTTATCCGCAAGTTCGACATTGCAAGTTTCAAGCTATGCCGCCATCGGTGGCTCGTTGTCTGCGAATGCGCAGTTGTATGTTCGCGGCACAATGGTCGGTGTGGGTACAAATCAGTACGGCGTGTTGGCGCAGATGACGTTCCCAGTTGCGGCGACCAGTGGGATGTATGGTATCTATGTCGCGACAACTGGCGCGGCGGGTACTTACACGACATCCGATGCGATTGGCATCAATATTCAGCCGCACACGCTTGGGGCCGGTCAGACAGTCACCAATGCATATGGATTGTTGCTGGCGACTTCTTCGTATGCGGCAACCACCAAGTATGGCATCGCTATCGGTAGTGTCACCGGTGGCTCGACCAATTACGCAATCTACACCAACACCGGGCTAGTTCGGTTTGGCGATGCGGTGACGATGACTGGCGACCTGACGGTGGACACCTCCACGCTCAAGGTCGATAGCGCGAACAACCGCGTGGGTGTTGGGACGGCGAGTCCGGCACAGACGCTCGATGTTAGCGGTAGTGTGAATGTACGGTCTGCCTCGCCCACGGTATTCTTCGACCGCAATGGTTCATATACTTGGAGAATCGCAAACGGGGATGGTACTACCTATCCTCTGTCGTCATTCAACATTGCGAATAATGCGGGAACCGCCGCAATCACAATAACAGCGGCAAACGTTGTATCTATTGGTGGCAACACCGCGCTTCACGCTGGGAACTACAACTCCTACGCGCCGACCCTAACTGGCGGCGGGGCCAGCGGAACGTGGGGTATTAGTGTTACCGGCTCTGCCTCGTCTGCCTCGTCTGCCTCGTCTGCCACATTCGCAGACTCTGGAGCGGTTTTTGATACACGCGGAAGCGTCACTGGCCCGCAGACGGGGGGCAAGCGCGTCCGCTTTGACTTCCTCGCCAACAGCACTGACGGCCTGAATGACGGGGGTAGCTATCACGGCGTGATGACGTTCCAGCAATGGGGCGATGCGTCAGGCGGTGGAACGCGCCAGCTTGGGTTTACGGACAACGACAACCTATGGATTCGAGGAAGTGGAAGCGGGCTCACATCGTACAACTCGTGGAAACTACTGCTTAACAGCAGCAACTACTCCTCCTACGCGCTTCCGCTAAGCGGTGGTGTACTAACGGGCGCGGTTCGTGGAACACAGCTCACCGTTGGTGGTGGAACAAACACCGATGCGACGTTTGCGGTCAACGGAAACTCGCACATCGCCCCCGGCTCTAGCTTCGTCTACTGGGGAGGCACAACAGGTAATGTCAACTCGTGGTCGTCACGAGAGTACTCCAGCGGCGGCATTCATTCGCTTAACGCGAGCCGTTGGATTCTAGACCGCGTTGGGTACGGAAGTCAGCCGCTTATTGATGCACAGCTTGGCAATATCACGCTCGGGCAATACACGACGATTGAGAGTGGCGCGAGGGTCAACGGAGGCATTCGCCAAGGCAACAATATGGCGCGACCGCTGGCTGAGTGGAGCGCCAGTGGCGACTCAAGCGGGATGGTCATTTTCTACCTACCGGGTGGCTCCGGCAACTACGGTATGGTGCATATGGTATTCGATATTTACGAATACACTAGCAACACTGTTTCTACGGTAATCGTTGGTGGACACAACTGGGGAAGTTCGTGGTACAACGTTGGCGCTAACGTCATTGGTTCGACGAACAAATCTGTTCGCCTAGGCTTTAAGAACGGCCAATATTGCGTTGTGTTCGGTGGTGCTGGGTCAACGTGGACGTATGGCACTGTCGTGCTTCGCAAGATTCACAACGCGAGTTTCTACAACAACATTATGGATATGGGTGGTTCGTTTACAACCACTCAAACGACAACGGAATCGTTCAGCTCGGTGACTGGCGACCTCCGTAACTTGTCTAGTCCCGTTGATATTACTGCCGGTGGTGCCGTTTACGCATCTAATTGGTTTCGGTCTTACGGTGCGACTGGTTGGTACAACCAGACGTATGGCGGCGGCATCTGGATGCAGGATTCTACTTGGGTGCGCGTGTATGGCACCAAGGACTTTTACGCGACGGCGGCTATTGCGGCGGTTGGCAACATCACGGCGTACTACTCGGACGAGCGGCTTAAGACCAAGGTTGGCGACATTGACAACGCGCTCGCCAAGGTGCGGAAGCTCTCTGGGTTCCTGTACGTTGAGAACGAACTGGCCCGAAAGGTCGGTTATAAAAACACCAAGCAACAGGTCGGTGTTTCGGCTCAACGGGTTCGTGAGGTATTGCCAGAGGCCGTGTCGCTTGCCCCGTTTGACATTGAGACTGACAGCGAAACTGGCGAGTTGTCGTCGAAGTCTGGCGAGGAATACTTGACGGTGGATTACTCGCGCCTTGTGCCGTTGCTGATTGAGGCCGTCAAGGAGCTTGCCGATATGGTGGAGGGGCGGCACTGATGGCGCTCCCAGCTTCAGGCACTATTTCCATTAACTCGATTCGTGTCGAGCTTGGTGTGCCATCTGCTACCAACCTGTCAATGATTGATTTGGCGACTGGCGCGGTGGTCGCAATTAATCAATGGTCGGCGTCTCGCCCATCGACGAGTGCGCCGTACTTGATGTCGGCGTGGTACAACTACAACCACTCGGCGGCGGCTCCGGGCGTCAGCAACTTTTCGGTCATTGCGACAACCGACCCGATATACGGCGGGGTGTATATAACGTGGTCGTATTCCAGCGGCACAAGCCTCAATGTGGACACCACCTACGTTGACTTCAGCTTCAACTATGGGTCAACGTGGACGCAGTGGTATAGTTTCAGCGGTACCGGCACGACCTCGATCAGCGATTCGGTCGAAGGTCAGCCGGGGTTCAGCACCCTTGACACGACGTATTTTCGGTTGCGAGCCTACGCAAATGGCAACCAAGTTCCTTCCTCTCCGTTGTACGCTTACCCACCCTTCCCGTACTGACCAATGGCGACCGTTTACACCACCGCAATCAACTCCTGCCGCGTGACCGATCAGGGCGACCTGACCGACGTGGTAAAGGAGGTTAACTGCACGATCACCGGCACCGATGATGTTGCGACCTCTTGCACATTTAGCCTGCCGATTATGGTGACCTTTGGCCCGGCGGACCCGGCCTCGTTCACCCCATTTGCCGACATTACCGAGGCCGAGATGATCGCGTGGATCGCGGCCCAGACCGACCAGATTTCGTCGGTGCAGGCGCACATCGACTTTGTGGTGCAGAAGGAGGTGGCGCTGGCGGCTCTGACGCCGCTTCCCCTGCCGTGGGCTCCGCCGACTCCTCCGCCGGTTCCGCCCTCGCCGGAAACCCCGGCGTAACCTATATTGCAGTCGTAGTCAACCCCAACCCCACAGGAGTGTGTTGTGAATTATCTGATTCCGCAGGAGCTTCTGACCGGCGTCCTCCAGTACCTCGCGGCCCGGCCCTACGCCGAGGTGGCACAGGCGATCGAGGCGCTTCGGCAGCTTCAGCCCGCTGAGAAGCCGGAACTCACCAAGGAGTAAGCTATGGCGCGGTTCTACATGACGTTCGACAATAGCACGAACGCGACGCTGGAGGGAACCGGGACGGCGAATTGCTTTGACCGGTTGGCATACCCGACCAGCCCGAGCAACCCCGGCCCCGGCCTGCGAACGGCGCTGTTGAACGCCCGGACCGCGCTTTCGGGTCAGTTTTACGCGCAGATTTCCGCCAGCAATCAGAATGGGTCGCTGGGTATTGTGGTCCCGACTGACGGCTACACGATTTCTGGCGGCAATATCACGAACAGCGCGTTGGCAACCGCTGGGTTGTACACGAACACTGAGGCAGTATACAACTCAGACCTTCGTGACCGCCCGCAGCCGCCAATTACCGTGGCAAACTCGACTGGCGTATCTCCAGCCGATCCGTGGACGATCGCCGAATCGTATTACACGGCCTGTGACACGGCGTTTCAGAATGCGATGTCTCCGGTGCTTGGGTACCAGAGTCAGGGTACTGGCGGTGTGTACGGACGGATCAACTCCACAACGTCTCCGGTGTACAGCAAGTCGCTTCTCCTGCAGTCTCTCTGGCACGATCAGGAGATGACGTATTTCGCATGGGACGACTATACGCCGGGTCGTCCCACTAGCATTGCGGTGAATGTCAGCACCACGCTAGTCATCGTAACGGGCATCAACAATTACGAGTTTAGCATGGACCGCAATGCGTCGATTACGGTGTCGTTCGCCGGGCGCATTTTCAAGGGTGCAACTCCGTATTCGGTGAGTGGATCGCAGACCTTCGCTGCTGGCACCACGCAGGCGCAGATCGCGCACAACCTCACCGGCGTGCAGGTTGGCGATACATGGGATCAGTTCGACGTCACGGCCTATTACACGCTGACCAATCAGGGTGTGTATCCGACGGCCCTTGGTTCAGGCGCGATTACGGTGTCTGGCCGTAACCAGTCGCTGACCAACCAGAGCGGTACGGTCAACAGCGTCTAATGCGACTCCACCTTCTTGGCCTTCCGCATACGGTCACCACAGACGAGTTCTCGCACTGTGCGTTTACGGGCAAGGTCAAGAAGTTTAGCCCCATGATGCGCCCGCTCGGTTATGAGCTGGTGCATTATGGGGTTGAGGGGGCGCAGAGCGGAGCCAACGAACAGATCGACCTGATGTCTCGAGAAGAGCAGTATGCCCTTCTCGGGCATCGGTATGATGATAAATCGCGGTTTCATGAAGCTGGCCTGAGTATGCACGCGCCAGTATTCGTAGAGTTCAATCGACGACTTCGGGAACGCCTCGAGGCGGAGGTTCGCCCCGGCGAGATCGTCCTGAATACCTACGGATATGGCCATCATGACGGCGTGCAGACCCATGCTGGCGTCAACATCGAATCAGGCATCGGGTACCCGGACTGCTATCTGCCGTTCCGGGTATACGACTCGTATGCGTGGCAAGCCTTCCAGCAGGGCAAGCATGGGTGGCACGGATCGGCGTACGAATGGGTGGTGCCCAACTATTTCGATGTCAGTGAGTGGCCGCTGCAGACCACTCCGCAGGGATATGTCTTGTACTTCGGCAGGATTTGCGAGGTTAAGGGCTGTCGCGTAGTCAGCGAAATGGCGCGACATATGCCTGACACGGAGTTTGTGCTGTGCGGACAAGGCGATCCCACGCCGTACCTGACGAGCCCGAACATAAGGTATCTGGAGCCCGTGCATGGCCGAGTCCGCGCGGAGGTACTCGGCAACGCATCGGTGGTGCTTATGCCCACGCAATACATCGAGCCCTTTGGCAAGGTTGCCATCGAGGCCATGCTTTGCGGGACGCCGGTGCTTGCGTCGGACCACGGTGCATTTATTGAGACCATCACACCCGGCGTCACTGGTTATCGCTGCCGGGTATTGCATGACTGGATCAGTGGCGTTGCCCTCGCCCAGCGGCTAAACCGTCCTGCTATTGCTGCGCATGCGGCGTCGCGATACAGCTTCGATGTTGTGGCCAAGCAATACGATGCTGTGTTCCAGCAGCTGGACGGGCTGCACTCTGGCAAACATTGGTACACCTACCCGAGCACGATATGAAAACAGCTCAACGATCATTTGCGTCTGGCGAGGTTGCTCCTGCGCTATATGCTCGCACGGATACTCAGCGGTATGCAACCGGTCTCCGGACGCTGCGCAATGCGTATGTCATGCGAACGGGCGGTCTTCAGTCTCGGCCGGGCACGATTTACAAAGGCACGACCAAGTCGAACGGACAGGTGCGACTGGTGGCGTGTGTGTTTGCCGACGACCAGAACTATGTGCTGGAGTTCGGCAATCTGTACGTCCGGTTCTGGAAGGACGGCAACTCGGTAACCGCCACGGTGACTGGCGCGTGGGCCGACGCGACCGCGTACGCGGCTGGGATTGTCGTCAGCTATTCTGGGACGAACTATGTCAGCCTGCAGGCGCACACGTCCGCGACGGCCACCAACCGGCCGAGCACCGGCAGCGCGTGGACGGACTACTGGGCTGCCTTGGCCAACACGACGTACGAGCTGCCGACGGGATATACGCTCGCGCAACTCAATGATCTGCAGTTTGCGCAGGTGCCCGGCAAGCTGATCATCGTGCATCCTTCGCATCCCGCTGCGTCACTGACGCGCGTGGCGAATAATGTGTGGGATCTCGCGAACTTAAGCTATTCGGCATCCAGCGCGATCGGGACGCCAACCGGGTTTGCCTTGTATTACGAGGCTCCGCAGTGGTTTACGTCAGAGGCGTATGCGCTCAACGATGTTGTGAGCAACGATGGTGACGTATACCGCTGCATCTTGGGTCATACCTCGGCCGCTGGCAATGAGCCGGGAACCGGTGCAAGCTGGACGACCTACTGGGCGCTCAAGCTGCCCAATGCTGGCGGAGGCTTCCAGTATGTGGTAACGGCGGTTGATGGCTACGGAACGGAGTCCGTCGCAACCTCGGCACTGGTCACCGATCAGGGACCAACGACTGGGGCGTGGGCTCCTGTGCATCTGTCGTGGAACTCGGTCGCCAGCGCCGTGACGTACAAGCTGTATCGCGGGACATCTTCGACAGATTATCGGCCGATCGCCAATGCAAACGCCTTGTCGTTTACTGATGCCGAGCAGACTAACGCGGCCTATATCGGATATGGCGGGCCTACGGTGGCGACGCCGATATTCGCGACAGAAAACAATTATCCGTCTACGGTGGCATTCCACCAGCAGCGTCTGATCCTGGGTGGAACGAATGCCGAGCCGGATGTGGTGCGTGCGTCGCGGACGGCCGATCCGTTCAACTTTACGATCAGCAGCCCCATTAAGGACGACGACGCAATTTCGTGGCGTCAGCTGGCGAACCGGTCAACCCGCGTCAATCACCTGCTCAACATCGCCAACAGCCTGATTGGGTTTACTAACGTCGGAGAGTTTGTGGTGACGGGGGGCGGCGATGGCATCTTGCGTCCCGGCGAAATCAATCCGACGGTTTTTAGCTATAACGGGGCCAGCTCCCTCGAGCCCCTTCCGCTGGATAGCACGGCGCTGTATGTGCAAGCCCGTGGGTCTAAGGTGCTGAGCCTGACCATCGGAGGACAGGCGGGAAGCCTTGGGGAAGACCTATCCTTGACGGCTGCGCATTTGATCGACGGGTACGTTATCTCCGGCTGGGCGTATCAGGAGATCCCGCACTCGGTGGTGTGGATGGTCCGCAACGATGGCACCCTGCTTTCCTTGGCGTACGTCCGGGAAATTGGCGTGACGGCATGGTCGCGCAATGACACGTCCGGCTCTTTCGAGTCCGTCTGCTGTGTTCCGGAAGGGGACGAGGACGCGGTGTATGTGGTCGTCAACCGGACTGTCAACGGATCAACGGTGAGGTATATCGAGCGGCTGGCCGATCGGCTGGCTTCCGTTCCGGTGCTCGTCGACTGCGGCAAGACCTACACCAGCCCCGGCTCCAATACCATCACCGGCCTGAGCCACCTCAATGGGAGGCAGGTCAGCGTGGTCGCGGATGGGGTGGTCAAGGCCAGCCCGAATAACCCGGCGTATACCACAGTAACGGTCTCCAGTGGGCAGATCACGGTTGCCGGGCTAAGCACGGCGACGAACGTGCAGGTCGGACTGCCGTACACCGTTGACGTGGAGACGCTGGACATTGACCAAGGCCGTGGGTCAATTAAGAATGACAACATCCGGATCGGCGAGGTGTTCGTGTGGATCCAGAACAGCGGGTCGTTTTATATCGGACCCAAGGCGGTATCTGGGACCGCACTGACCGGAATGGAGTTGTATACTCCGGTGAATGATGAGGCATACCCGTTACCTGCTGGCCAGACGTTCACCGGGGTGGCCCCGGTGACGTTGCAATCGACTTATACCAAGAATGGGCGTATATTCATTCGACAGCCTGATCCGGTACCCCTCACGGTTTTGGCCGTGATTCCGGAAGGCGTCATCAATGGGCGAGGGTGACCATGGGTGCGTTAACGAATGCAGTGCTATTGACCTTGCAGGCTGGCTCGATGATTTCTCAGTCTCGGGCGCAGGCTCAGGCGGCTCGAGAAAACCGTCGGTTTGCAGAGATGGCGGCGACGGACGTTGAGGCGCGTGGCCGCCAAGAGGTGAGCGCGTTTGAGCGGCAGCTCAGCCAGCTGCAGGGAAGCCAGCGTGTTGCCGGGGCCGCGCAGGGTCTGGATCTGACGCAGGGGACCATGGCCCAGATCGCCAGCCAGACGCAGGCAATCGGAGCGGAAGACGTCCGGCGACTACAGGAAAATGTTCGGCGAGAGGCGTGGGGTATCCGCACGCAGGCCAATATCAATTACCGCGCTGGCATGGCGCAGGCGCAGTCAACCGGCCTTGAAGCGGCGGGAACGTTGCTTCGTGCCGGTAGGTCTGGGTGGGATTGGTATACGAATAGAAATCGGAACCCTTCGCTCGGACTCACTATTCCGTCTGGCGCAACTGTAATGCGCGATCCGCTTAACACTCCCGCCGGGAGCGTCTAATGCCACGCGTACCTACACTCGCAGGGCCATCGGTCCAGCTCAGGCCGTTGAATGTCCCTGAGACACAGGCAGCAGCTGAAGGAATGGGTCCAGCCATTGCTCTTGGTGCGGCCGCTCAGGCGCTTGGTGGCGTTGCCGAAATCGTGAGCCGGGCCGACCGGGCAGTGGTGGAGAACGCCGAGGTCGGGTTTGCTCGAGAGGTTGACCAGCTGTTCACGAACGAGGCGCAGACTGGCTTCCTGCAGCAGCGCGGCGTCAATGCGCGTGATGCCTATCAGAAGCTGGGCGAGCAGTTCGATGCCGCTGAGCAGAAGGCGATGGAGCAACTGAACGGCAGGCAGCGGGCGATCTTCCGGGAGACGGCCTCGAAGTCGCGTGTCATTGCCATGCGCCGGGCCGACGACTACCTGAACCGGGAGCTCGAGGCGCTCGAAGACGCTAACTCTAGGGCGCTTACGGCGACGACGTTGTCGCGTATTACGCTGGACGCTGCCAACCCCGCATCGGTCGACGGGTATATGACCGAACTTCGGGAGCGCGCCATGCGTGACGCAACACGGGCCGGGCTCGATACGACGGCTCGCGATGCATTGGTGGCTGAGGCAGTGAGCACTGGGCGATTTACGCACATCCGCGCACTGGCCAACAACGACCGCATTGATGAAGCGGCGGCGATGTTTGAACGGTACAAGGGCGAGATCACCGATCCGCAGCAGCGCGAGCAAGCGCAGAACCTGATTGAGCAGGAGACGCTTCGGGTTCGTGCGCAGCGAGAGGCTGACAACATCATTGCCACCGCTGGCCCAGATCGCCGCAAGGCATTGACTGCCGCCCGTGATCTGACCGGCACACTGCGGGATAACGTCGAGCAGCGCGTCGAGGCGTACTACAGGCAGCAGGACCAGCTCCGCAAGGAAGAGCAGGAAGCGTCCGTCAATGCCGTGTCTGCCCAGCTCGAGCAGACCGGCAGCCTCAACTTCCTGCGTGGCGAGCAGCTGCAGGCAATGCGCCAGATTCCGGGTGCAATGCAGGCGCTGCAGGCCCGTGAGCGCCAGTTGCAAGGCGGGGGCGAGGCGGAGACGAATTGGGATGTCTATGCCGAACTAATGGCATTGAGCCCAGAGCAGCTGCGCAATCCACAGTTTCATCCGTCCATTGTTCGGTCTGCGCTCGGCGACACTGAGTTCAAGCAGTATGTCAGCATTTGGTCAAAAGCTAAAAACGGCGACAACGATGGCGCACGTTTTGCAAATCAGACAATCACCTCCGTTGATAATTTGATTTTGCAGGAAGGTGCAAACATGCGGTTGTTTGGTCCTAAGGCATTGCGCGGGCGTGTCGATCAGCTTGAACGTGACGATCGCGTGTTATTTGGAACGATCAAAATTGACGTAGCTCGTGCAATCGAAGAGCGCGAATCTGAACTTCGTCGGCCATTGTCTGCTTCGGAGCGACGTACCGTGGTATTCAATGAGCTTGCCCAACGCAAACTTGCAGAAACAGAACCCCCTGTGCCGATGACAACCATACAGGCGCGTGGGACAGCTGTTGGGTGGGCCACATATATCCAGCAGCTCGGCGGCGAGGTCACAGATGACAAGATTCTTGCGCTTATGAATGCGGACAGACTGTATGTGGGAGACGAAAAGCGTCGTCAACTTGAACGCATCGCCAGAGGCCGATAAGCATGGGGAATCCCATTGAGCGGGAATTGGAGCAGATTCGTCGCGAACAGCAGCGCAACGTGAATGCACCGCTTTCGCCGGTTTTGCCGATTGCTCCGCTTCCGCCGACGCAAGATCCGGATGAATTACTAGCTCGCTTGCGGGCGGCCAACCAGCTTGGCCGTTCGCTTCCGCAGCAAAACATGCGTGAGGCCGGACGGCTTGCGGAACGCCTTGGGCTTCCTGCGGAAGTTGTTGCCTCAGATCTTGATGCCGTGCGTTCGCGGGATTTTGATCGCATTGCAGAGCAGGTTGCCCGCGAAGCTCCAGTAACGGCTCGCTGGGGTGCTGAGCCTGCAACGGCAGCAATGGTTGGTGATAACGGCTGGAACCTTTTGACGCGAGTTGAGCGCATCTTCGGAGCGAGCATCGGCAGTGCGTTGCTGCAGGCTCGGCAGCCGGGGTTGGTGCAACCGTCGTATCGCCCCGTGGAGCCGGAAGCGCCACTGACGCCAGCGCAAAGGCGCGGCGCAATAGTTACCGAGTTTCAACGATCAAAGGCGCAGTTCGACCTTGGCCTGTATCAGGCACTGCAGACACCCGGCAGCCGCCAATTGCCAGCTGTACAAAAGGAATTGAATCGTCTACGGGGCCAAGTCAAATCTTTTGACCTGCCCGAGGTAGGTGGTGGAGTCGGCGGCGTAGCAGAAGAGATTGCTCGTTCATCTTCTAATATTGTCGCCTCGATCTCCGAATACGTCGAAGGCGCAATTCTGGGCGCTACCGGAGCTGCAGCAGGTGCTATCGCTGTCGCGATCGGAACTGGCGGAACTGCCCTGCCTGCTGCCGGTGGGATTCTAACCGCTGGTGCCGCCGTCGGCGGGACTGCCCGGCTGTATCAGTTCTCGTCCGGCCTTGCCATCGAACGGTATCTCGAGGCGGGCATTGATCCGGCGACTGCTGACGTCCTTGGGCGGTCGACTGGCGTCGCAATTACCGCGCTTGAGAACCTCGGGCTCACTCGACTGGCAAAGTCGGTCGGGCTCAACACGTCGGCACTGACGTCTCGGGTGACACAGCGCGTGCTGCAGGATATGACGACCCGCAAAGCACTGGCTCGCGGGGCGAGAGAGTTTGTCGGTGTGGCCGCGTACGAGACCGGCATTGAGGTTGCGCAGCAGGCCGCCGAGCTAGGCGGTGAGCAGGTCGGCCGGATGATGTCCAACCTGCCCAGCATCAGCGGCGAGCAGATTGTTGACGAGCTGCTGACTACGGCGTATACCACGGCACTGGGCATGGGTGTCGTGGGCCTGCCGGGTGCGGCTGTGACGACCGTGACCGAGCTCGATCGCGTCGAGCGGGCAAAACAGGCGCAGACATTCCTCGCCGCGCTCGGGTCGTCGGCGGAGGCCGTCGAGCTGCGCACGCAGGTGCCGGAGCAGTTTCAGGAACTGCTGCAGCGTCAGGTGTCCGAGTATGGCCCGGTGCAGGACATCGGGATCCCGGTCGACCGGTTTATTGCGTACTGGCAGGAGCGGAATGTTGACCCGCGTGTGGTAGCGCAGGAGATCCTTGGCGATACGACGGCGTACGATCAGGCCGTTGAGCAGGGGACGGCAGACGTGGTCATCCCGCTGGCCAACTTTGTGGCTAAGGTCGCTGGTACCGAGCACTACGCTGGGCTGCTGCCGGACGTTCGCCTGCGGCCGGATGACCTGACTGGCCGTGAGGCGGAGGCGCAGGAGTCCAAGCTGCGGGAAGACATCGAGGCCATGCGTGCCGAGGTGGAGCAGGTGGCGCAGGCGGAAACGCTCGAGGGCGAGGCCGCTCGGGTGCTGGACGATGTGACGGCCAAGATCACGGCAACGGGGGTCTACACGGCCGATCAGGTCGCGACCATGGCCCGGTCTATTGCTGCGCCGTACATCGTGATGGCCAAGCGCAGCGGCCAGAGCCCGTGGCAGCTGTACTCAAGCCGTAACATCAACGTCCTCGAGCCGGTCCGCGCCGAAAAGCTGTACGACGCGATTGTGGAGATGGAAGAGGCGATGAAGGTCGACCCGTCGTCGCCGGAGTCGTTGGCCGCGATCGAGCGGGTGAACGTGCTGCGCGGCGAGCTGGAGGAGCTGCCGGGCGGCCGTGAAGTGGCGGCTCGGGCATTGACGCCGATGGTCATGCCTGCCAGCGCGGTTGAGGTCGGTCAGCGCGTGGTGCTCCCGGACGGTCGGTCAGCGGTTGTTGTGGGACAGGAGGCTGGCCAGACCAACGTGCGGATCGCTGGCCAGCGTGGCGAGGTGACGCCGATTGACGGGGCGCGAGAGGTGCAGGTGCCGGGTGCGGTACTGCGACAGGAACAAACGCCAACGCCAGCGCTCGAGCAGACGACTAATCTGCGAGCGGCGTTTGAGGTAGCGCGTGCCAGTACTTTTGCTCGCAATCGCGACTTTAAGCAGGTGCTGCAGGACCGTGCCTTGGAAGCGGCCGCACGAGACGGGATTGATCTGTCGACGATGGATGCGGCAGCGCTCGATTATCTGGTGCGGGTTGGTATTGCAGATGCCAACTATGCGATCGAGGCCAATCCAAACGCTATCGGTTGGTACGAGCGCAAGGTCAAGGCCGCGCTGTCGATTATGTCGGAGGTATTTCCGGAAATTGCCACCGACGAGGATGCACGGTTTGCTTTTATTTTTGCGCTAGCCACCACGTCCAACGGTCTCAAGGTTGACCTAAACCTGAAGCTGGCCAGCGAGGTATACGGGCAGTATCGGCAGACAGGCCAGATGCCGACAAATGTGCAAGCGGGAAACGCGCAGGAAGCAATTAACGGTTCGCTAGAGACGTTTAACGAACTGGCTCAGGTATATGGGCTTGATTTGTTCCGTCGTATGATGCTCACGCAATTCCCGGTGGGCACATTAAAGGCGATGGGATTTAGCATCACGGGCGAGCACGTCGATGTAATTGTGCGCGGCGCTGCCATTATTGGTCCTAAAATTGGCAACGGGTTTTTCTCGAATCTGTATGGGTTTTTCGATGCGCTGACGATGGATCGCTGGCTTACCCGGACGTGGGGTCGCTGGAGTGGCACCCTACTTGAGGTCGATCCGGAGGACGTCGCCAAGAAAAGCACGGAATTGCGCGAGTTGATTGACGAGTTGCGGAAGAGTCCGGCAAAGCTGACCAAGTTGCAGGACATCTTGAAGCTGACATTGGACGAAGATCCGGCCGTTATCGCGGAAAAAATCGACAAGGTGTCGATGAAGAAGGAGCCGCGAGAGGCCCTAAACGCGCTCAATATTGGCAAGCGCAACATTGGCTATCAGATTCGAACAAAGGGCCGGGCACTGAAGGGGGCCATTGACGGGCAGAAGGAAGCCCCAGCTAATGCGCAGGAGCGAAAGTTGATTCGCTCTGTGTTTAGCCGTATATTGCAGGACGTCCAGACGCGGGTGCCAGAGATGACCATGGCCGATTTACAGGCTGTGCTCTGGTATCCCGAAAAGCGGCTGTATGACTCGGCGGTGCTTGAGGCAGATCAGGCCGAGACAGAATATGCGGACGACGAAGCGCCAGACTATGCTAACGCTGCGGCCAAGTTGGCGCGTAGCCAAGGCATTTCAGAGGAGACAATTCAGAATGCTATCCGAAGATCCGAGGCCGATGGACGCGCAGCAGATGCACAACGCGGCGATGGTGGTGCCGAAGCCGTCACCAGAACAGGTGCAGATGATGTCGGACTATCTGGACAAGATCGGTCCAACTTCATCGTTGGATCTATCCTCCGTGACCTACGATCCAATCGCGGCCGCGATGGCAAGGCACCCGATGCTTACACGCGAAAAGGCGGAAGAGACGGCCAAAGCGTTCGGATTCTAGATGGCGATGTCCCGGTCCTTGGAGAATATCGCCCATGGATCGTGTTCAAGAATCGCATTGCAGCCGCTGGCAACAGAGCTCCAGCTTTCTATGAGCTAGCCACTGGCGATGCTACGGCTGCCGAGGCGTTTGTAAAAGGCATTACGGCCTCGAAAAACGCAACGCCATTTGGGGCTGCTGTCTATATCTATTCCGCTGAAGAGTACGCGACGATGCGCCTCTTTTTGTCGGAGGACGGCACCGTTGGGTTTGCTCTGAAGCCCGATGGCGATATCGTTTCGGTGTTTTCACGGGGCGGTGGCGCTCGTGGTGCAATTGAGCTAGCGCTCCAGCTTGGCGGTAAAAAGCTCGACGCGTTTGATACGATCCTTCCCGAATACTACGCCGCACACGGCTTGCGCGAGGTTGCCCGCCTGCCGTGGGATGATGCACAAGCGCCGGAAGGGTGGGATGCGGCAACGTTTGCCGAATACAACAACGGACGCCCGGACGTTGTGTTCATGGTATTTGATCCGCAGCTTCTTGCGGAGCAGGCTCCGTATGTTGCAAACTATGAAGCAGCCGTAAAGGCGCAGGCTGATGCGGTGGCAGTGGCTTCGCAGCGGCAGGCGAGGCAAGCTATCACGCGCATTCTCGAGCAGGCCGCTACCCCCGAGGGGGCTGACGCGTCACTCGAGCAGCTCATCAAGGCCGCGTTCCGTGCTCCGGCACCGTTCACGGAGCTGCCTCCGACGATCGAGGTCGATGGCGTTCAGCGGCCGACGACCAACAGCCAAGGTCAGCAAATCACCCCGAACGCCACGACGATGCGGGCATTCTGGCGGTGGTTCGGCGATTCCAAGGTGGTTGACGAACAGGGCCGTCCGATCGTGCAGTATCACGGCACGGCGGCTGAGGTCGATTTTGATACCTTCCGGCTCAACCCCGTCGAGATGGGTGTGCACGTCGGGACACAGAAGTCGGCCAGCGATCGCGTCTTGGCGTTGACGGGCGGCATTCCAAGCGGCGAAGGCGTTGGGCCGCGCATTATCACGCTGTACGCCAAGGCCGAGAACCCGCTGCGCCTCGAGGATCTTGGTGGGTTTGCACCACGAGTCACGGTGCTCAGTCAGCTAGTCGATATTGGGTTAGTCACGGAACAGAAGGCTTACGAGGCGCTGTACAAGGAAGGTGGTCAATTTACTGATCGGCAGGTATACGAAAATACCATGCAGCTTGTACGCGAGCTGGGGTATGACTCGATTGTTTATGTCAACCGATATGAAGGCATTTCGAAAGAAGACGAGGGCAAGGGTGGCCAAGAGGCACTCCGGCGTAAGTCAGACGCCGAGTGGCTTGCTCGATTCCCGTCATCGCCAGACTCGTACATTGTTTTTTCTGAGCAGCAGGTAAAGTCGCCTGCCAACGTCGGAACGTTTAGTAAGCGACTGAAGAGCACCATGCGGCAGGAGGGTCGCTCCCGTCCAAACGCGTTCATCATTCCGGGCGTTGGCCGGACGACGATCGCCCTGATGAACACGGCGAACCTGTCGTCACTGATGCACGAGTTTGCGCACGACTATCTCAACCTGCTGTTCGATGTGGCGGAGACGCCAGAGGCGACGGAGCAGATCAAGGCAGACGCCGCGCTGGTCCTCAAGGAGTTCGGGGTGACCGACCGGTCGCAGCTGACGGTCGAGCATCAGGAGCGCTGGGCGCGGATGTTCGAGTCGTACCTCGAGGAAGGGAAGGCTCCGACCCGTGGGCTCGAGCGTGCGTTCTCGCGGTTCAAGGCGTGGCTGTCAGCGATCTACCGCACGGCCCGCAGCGTGCTCATCCCGGTGTCGCCTGAGGTGCGCGGGGTATTTGACCGCATGCTGGCGACGGACGAGGAGATCGCGGACGCACTCCGGCAGAACGAGAGCCAGCCGCTGTTCCTGACGGCCGAAGAGGCCAACATGACGGACGCTGAGTTCGCCTCGTACCAGCAGGCGGTCGCCGACCGCAACGAGCTGGCCGGTGCGGCACTGCTCAAGCAGCTGTTGCTGGAGCGCAACAAGGAGCGGCGGCAGGTGTGGAAGGACCGGCAGGATGAGCTGACGGCGGCGGTGACCGAGCAGGTCAAGATGGAGCCGGTTCAGCAGGTGGTGTATTTCCTCAAGACTGGCAAGTTGATCAGCGGCGAGGCGCTGCCGGAGGGCGTGGCTCCGCTCAAGCTGTCGAAGGCGCTGCTGGTGGCCCGGTATGGCGAAGAGATCGTGCGGTCGCTGCCGCGTGGCGTATACAGCGTGGAGGGCGGCGTCGACCCTGACGTGGTCGCTCTGTCGTTCGGGTTTTCTTCGGGCGACGCGATGATTACGCAGATGCAGGCCTATGAGCCGACGGATGCCCGGATCAAGCGGATCGTCAAGGAGACGATGGCCCGCGAGTTCCCGGACCTGCTCGGGGATTCCCCGGCGCTGGCCGACGCTGCGCAGCAGGCGGTGCATCGGTCGCCGACGGACCAGCTGCTGTATGCCGAGCTGGTGAAGCTGGGCCGGTCGGATGCCATGATCCCCTCGGTCAACCTGCGGGCGGTGCGCATGGCGGCAAAGGAGATTGTCGCCAAGATGCGGCTGCGGGATATCTCGCCGGAGCGGTTCCGGCTGGCCGAGGCTAAGGCGGGACGGCTGGCGTATGCGGCAATGCGAAAGGGGGATGTGGTGCAGGCTGCCTTCCACAAGCGGCAGCAGCTGCTCAATCACATCCTGTACCGCGAGGCGACAGACGCGATCGACCTCTCGGCGGCAGCGCTCAAGTTCTTTGGCAAGATGAGCAAGACCGC